GCCTAAACCCTCTTGTTCTATAACAGCTTTAGCCCTTTCAGCTTCATCAGTCAGGTAACCATAAGTACTTTCAGGGTCATACATGAAGTACATATAGCTTATCTGTCTAAGGAAGTTCTCCTTAGCAGCTGTTCTATCAGCATTAAGAAGTTGCCTTGCTTGTCTTATAAGTAATAGTTCATCTGCTATTACTATCTGGTAATTCTCATATCTTATAAGTTTCATAACTATGTATAAAAGAAAACCCCACCTGCTTAATGCAGGCAGGGTCTATTTTAGTTTAACTCTATCTTTGGTTTGTCTGGCATAACCAGAGTGGGATTCTCATCAAATTCCTCAACTTCTGCTACATACTTGACATCATTATCAAAGATGTACATATGAGGAACATCATCAATTTCCACTATTTCAAACTTATAACCAACCACAGGGTTGTCCTTGATTACTCCATCTTGTAGTCCACCTTCCTTATGCTCCATTACAGCATATCTCTTAGGATTAATGAACACTGTATCACCAACTTCAATCCCCTTTACATGAGGACCAACTGCTACTACTTTCTGATATTCCTTGACTGTTCCTGTCTTAGTTGGGTCAATCATTGTAGTACCTTTAAGGTATTCTTGACCA